GTGGGAACTATCCTCGCTCGCAAACGCTCGGACGGCACCACCGCCTATATGGGCAAGGTCGTGCTGAAGCGCGACGGTACGATCATCCATAAAGAAAGCAAGACCTTCGATCGTCGAGCCGCCGCCGTCGTCTGGCTCGCCAAGCGGGAAACGGAGATCCGCGAGAAGGGCCCGGTTAAGCCAACGTCGAGCGTGACGGTTGCCAAGGCGATCGACACCTACATCGCCGACAGCCGGAAGAAGCTCGGCCGCACGAAGACGCAAGTCCTGAAGTCGATCAAGGAATACGAGTTCGCCAAGCTGGCATGCGCCGCGGTGACATCGCAGGAGATCGTGAAGTTCGCCCAGGAACTCGCCCTCGACAAGCAGCCCACGACCGTCAGCAATTACCTGTCACACCTCGGATCAGTGTTCGCCGTCGCCGGGCCGGCGTGGAATATCCCCCTCGACACCGAGGCCATGCGATCCGCGCGCGTTGTCCTTGCCCGGCTCGGCATCGTCGGCCGATCGAACCGGAGGGACAAGCGCCCTGCCCTCGACGAACTCGACCGCCTCATGACGCACTTCGCCGGCAGAAAGGCGGAAGCCATCCCCATGGCGAAGATCGTCGCGTTCGCTCTGTTCTCGACCCGGCGCCAGGAGGAGATAACCCGCATCAAGTGGACTGACCTCGACGAGAAGCACAGCCGCGTGTTGGTGCGCGACATGAAAGACCCCTCCGAAAAATCCGGCAATGATGTCTGGTGCGATCTGCCCGAGCCGGCGCTCAGGATCATCCAGTCGATGCCGCGCACTGGCGAGAGGATATTCCCCTACAAGCCAGACAGCATTGCATTTGCGTTCAGAGACGCCCGCGATCTGCTGCAGATCCACGACCTGAGATTTCACGACCTCAGGCACGAGGGAATATCGAGGCTGTTCGAGATGGGGTTGAACATCCCTCACGTCGCCACCGTCAGCGGGCATCGCTCCTGGCAGAACCTGAAGCGGTACACCCACATCCGACAGAGCGGCGACAAATACGAGGGCTGGAAGTGGCTAGACGCGGTTACACAGCCGCTGCAGCCGTAGCATAAGCCTCGGCGCGCTGCTTATTCTGGCGCGCCTTCACCAACACGACGACGGCGATCGCGACTGCAGCCACGAGAACGGCAGCGGCAACCCACCCGGCGCCGTTCAGGGCCGCATCGCCGCCACTCACGACCGCACCACCGCCAGCCGCCGTGCCGCCCGTCTTGCCCTGCTGCTTCGCAGTCTTGCTGGCCTGCTCTGCCTCGCCATTGAGGATTTCCCTCTGACGGTCGGGCTCGGCCGTCGTGGCGTGACGAAGCCACATAGCGACCGCCTTGGCCTCGACATCGGCGATGCGCCGCGACCAGCCCTTGCCGAACACCTTGAACGTCGACAGCCCTTGCACGAAGCCCAGGCGCTTGGCGCAGAACTTCTGGATTATGGTCTTGCCGACCATGCCCTTGACGGCTTTCACCGTTCCCGACCCGATCTTGCCATCCTGAGCCACGCCAGCGACGGACTGCAGATACTTCGCGGTGCGAGACGGCCCTGAGTTCACACCGAAGTCGAACACAACCAGGTCGACGCCATACGGCAGATCGTCGCCGCGAACAGGCGTCCAATAGCCGTCGCGGTAGATGCTCTGGATTTCCTTGTCAGAGATCGCGCGGAGATCGGCCTTCGACGCGCCCGGTCGATACTTGCGATAAACGGCGAGCGTGACACCTTTCATGGTCGCGCCGCCGGGGTCTTTTGGGTGGTCGGCCCACCCGCCCTCATATGCCAGAGTGACCGGCAGACACGCCGCGAGATTGCCCTTCGCCATATTCGCCTCTCCAAAAATCGATGTTGCGATTTATGCCACACTCATGCAACTATCACAACACGCCGAAGGGGGTACTCCGAAGTCCGAGAGGCCAGGACTAATCCGCGCTGATCACCCTTGAGGAAAGGCACCGCTCCCCGGAGGCTCATGGCTCAGGCGGTGAAATCAGGCAAGGCCGGAACCCTCGACCTCACCAGTCGAGGGTTTCTTGTTCTGGCACAATCAAAGACGGTTGAACGAACTTCACCCGGTCCTCGCCAGCAGTGCGATCGCGCACCATCTCCCACCCCAGTTTCTTCATGACGCGGCCGATGCGAGCAGCGTGACGGTCGTTTGCATCCTTCAGCGGAATGCCCAGGTCTTTCAGGATTTCGTTCTGGTAGACGGCGGTGCGCGTCTTCGCGAGATCGGCAATCGCATCCGTCCATACATCAACGTCGGTTCGCTTCGCCTGCTCTGCCTCAACGTCGGCAACCTCGTCGGGCTGGATCCAGTGCGGAGTTTTCTTGCGGAACTCGGCGACAGCCTCAGCCCATAGCTGATCTCTGTCGCGGCTGACTGCATCGAGGTCGATGGTCCCTACCGTCACCGGCCAGAACCGGCGCGCGCCCGTGCTATCTCTCAGATAGGGATTGCCTTCCGGGTTGATGGTGCCGGCGAGGACGACGCGGCGATGGACCTCGATCACCGATCGGCCATATGGCGGACGGTATCTGTCCGCCTGTCGGCTGAGGAATTTCTTCACGTTGTTCGTCTCGGCTGCGTTGAAGCGGTGCATTTCTGCAACCTCGATCCCCCACACGCCCGCCATTTCCATCATGGCGTCTTTGGAGCCGATGTCGGACAGCTCGTCTGTGAAGAACGATTTCCCGAATAGGTCGCGCAGGACCGTCGATTTCATCGCGCCTTGCGGGCCTTCAAGAATGGGCATCGTATCGACCTTGCACCCAGGCTCAAGGCCGCGCGCGACGGCCGAGATCAGGAAGCGCATCCCGACAACGGAGTTGTAATTCGTGGCAGCGCAGCCGACATAATCAGCCAACCATTGCCTGATCCTCGGCTGGCCGTCCCATGTGAGGCCATCGAGATATTCGCGCAGCCGGTCGAACTGGTATTTCTCGGCAACCGCGGCGATCACTGGCTGGATCGTCGTCGCCTTGGGCGTCAGGTGCATACCCTCAAGCCACATCGCGGCGTTGGCATAGTCGGTATCGCGCAGCGTTCTCGGCTCCCAGTGCGATCCGGCGTCCTCCCAAGGTGGGCAGCGCATCAGCATGATATTCATCTTGAACGCATCGAAGCCGAACACGCCGCGCGTCTTCGGATGGTTCTCCAGAAACAGCATCCAGTTTTTCGCAACGCCCGGCTTTGGCCTGCCTTCCTCGTTGAACACGAGCTCGGCCTGCCAGGCATCGTCAGCTTGAACCGTGCGCCGCGTCTGAATGCTCGTCACTGTCGCCGACTGAGGCTGTTCCTGCTGCGTCGTCTTGGCTTGGACGATCGGGCGGCTAGCGCCAGCAGGGGCCGGCTCCCGCTCAATCTCAGGCTCAGGCTCGGGGGCGCGCTCGGCCGTTGGCGTCCAGACCCGAACGCGCTCTTTCATGAACGCGTCGATATTCTCCTTGGTCCATCTGTCGCGCACAGCGTCGGCGACATCAAACCCCTTCGGCAGGTCGCCCGAAACGTCGAGCACTTTCACCGAGCAGCCGAGGCCCGCAAGCAGTGCCGCGACCTCGTTGGCCGTCTTCACCCCAGGCTCGTCGGCGTCGGGCCAGATAATCACCGAGCGACCCGCAAGCTGCGACCAGTCGGTATGCCAGATGCCGAACGTGCCGCCAGCCCACGACACTGCTTGCCGGTACGACCCGGCGACCATTGCGTCGGCACACTTCTCGCCCTCGACGACAACGACCTGCCCGTCGCGGAGCGACGACTTGCCGCCGCCTACATACAGAGGCCGAGGCCGAGGGAACGGGAAACGCGACCAACACTCCTCGCCGGTCGGCAGGCGCACCCAGCAGACCATAGGCGTTTCCTTGCGACCGCCGTCGAACTCGCGGCGCAGCACGTAGCCAACCGTTGCTCCGTCCGCGGTGAAATATGGGAACACCATGGACGGCGTAAAATTACCCCACTCCCACTCGTGGCCGGCGCGCTTCGGATTATAGACCTTGATCCGCTTGCCGACCTCGATCTCGCGCGGCGCTGGCAGCGGCAAGATACGCGCATAGATGTCGACGACCTCGATCTTCTGCGGCAGGATGTTCGGGCCAGCGGTACCGCCGCCCAGGATGCCGATCGCCTCACGGGTGCTAACGCCTTTGATCTTCTTGACGAAGTCGACGACATCGCCGGCAGAGCCGCACCCGAAGCAGTGGTACCGCTCGGTGTGATCATTGCCGGTGAAGATCGTAAATGACGGCGTATTCTCAGAATGGAACGGGCAGCAAGCCTCCCACTCGTTGCCGTTTTCCTGCAGATCCACGCCATAGCCGCGGGCAGTGTCCGATAAGGAAACTTCCCGGCGAAGGCGGTCGATTTCTGACATTATGATTTCCCAAATCGGTGTTGCGTTAACCACAACACATCGCAACAGTCATTGCAAGAAAAAACCGGCCCCGAAGGGCCGGCTAGTAACACGATCTGGGAGGATCAACGCTTGGAACTGTGGCCAAGTGTGGTGATTTTATCAACACCTTGGGCGTCAAAAAGATCGCCGCACAAGATAGCTGATAGATCCTCGTCGGTTCGCGCGACCCCTGCCCTGCCGCCTGCGTTGTGGACGGCTGCAATGAAGTTCTTTTGTTCATCCGAAGCGCGGCCGCGAGCCGATTTCGTCTCGACCGCCAAGTAAACCGCGACCGTCCTGCCGACCATATCCGGCGTCACGACGACTGGCGCCCATCCGATCAGGTCAGACATGCCAGGTACGCCGGATTTGAACGGGCGAGCCTCGCGAACAACGACATCGCCGGAATTGACGACAACGGTTTTCGTCCGCTCGATCTTCTCGACCTTGCCGGTCCACGCCATGCCCACGTTGATGCGGAAAAGCCTCGCCCCGAGATCGGTCGCGCGCTTCATGCAGCGCCGCATGAAATCAGCTTCAAGCATCAGAACGGAATTTCCTCTCCGTCATGCTGGCCGGCAGAATTCCCATCGCCACCGCTGTCGTTCCGGTCAGTGCCGCCAGCGTCACCGCCGCCGCCCTGCCCGCGAGTGTCGAGCATCTGCAACTCGCCCCGGAAGTTCTGCAGCACAATCTCAGTCGTGTAGCGCTCGACGCCATCCTTCTCCCATTTCCGGGTCTGAAGCTGGCCTTCGATAAAAACCTTTGCGCCCTTCTTGAGGTACTGCTCGGCGACCTTGGCGAGGTTGTCGTTGAAGATGACGACCTGGTGCCACTCGGTCTTTTCCTTGCGCTCGCCCGAGTTCTTGTCGCGCCAGCTTTCAGATGTCGCGATGCGTAGATTGACGACAGGGTTTCCGTTGTTGAGGCGCCGGACTTCTGGATCGGCGCCGAGGTTGCCGACGAGGATTACCTTGTTCACGGAACCAGCCATCTACTTCGCCCCCGCCAGACGCAGCAGGCCATTGCCCGCGTCGATTATCATCTTCCAGAACCATTTCATGCGTCGTTCTCCTTCAGCAGCAGCCGGTAGCCCCGGCGATACCCGACGTTCTCGATGATGACGCCGGAACCAGTCAGACGACCGCGCAGCCGGTGAAGGCCGAACTTGAACGCCTGATACATTTTCGTGTGAGACGGCCCGCCGTCAGGATCATCGGCGTACATCGCATCGAAGATGCGTTCGGTCGCGACCGGCCTGCCCTTGCCCCGCCAGATCGCGCCGAGAATGCGCGCCTCGAACTCGCTGATGCCGTAGCTCTGCACGACGATTTCGAGCGACGGCGTTGCCACCGGCTGACCGCAGCATGGGCAACCCATCGGCACAAACTCACGCGCATTGACCGCCTGAAATTGCTCGACGACGTTCATCCCGCCCGCCTCTCATTCCGCTTCTGCAGCCGCGCGCTGATGACATGGGCCGCCCATTTCTCAGGGGATTTTGATTGCTTCGCCGTCGAGGTTTTCAGGAGGTATTCGACCTCCTTCTCTAAGGTCGGGTCTTTCAGATCGACGCCGCGAATGAGTTTGTCAGCCAGATCGCGAGCCATCTTGTCGTGCTCGATTTTCTTGGCACGGCGCACAGCTTCGACATCGACCTCCTCAAGCTCGCCGTCGATCTCATCGACTGTGCGCGCCTTGACCTCGTATACGTGCCCGCAACCAGGGCAGCGCGGCGCCGGTCCATGAGCAGCAAAGCATGACGGGCAGACGCGCACGGCTTCCTCGCCCGCAGCCTTCTTGCCCTTCAGCACGCCATCGAGAGACCATTCGCGATCATCGTCGGGCAGGCCGTTTCGCGCAAACCCGCCGACGAGATCCAGCAATATGGCCGGCTCAGGCTTGCGGCGCAGGCCTCGCCCATGTTTCTGCAGGTGGCGTGCCAGCGACTGCGTCGGGTAGAGATCGAGCACGCATTCGATCGGCACGTCGCGGCCGACCTGAGCTGACATGTCGAACCCTTCGCTGAACAGGTTGCAATTCACGATGCCGCTGATCTGACGGTCGGCCAGTGCCAAGAACGCCTTGTCTCGATCCGTCTGGGGCGTGTTCCCGTCGAGCGCGACGAACGTCTCGCCGCTCGCCCGGAATTCGGCGGCCATTTCTTCGGCGCGCTTTACTGACGGGGCGAATGCAATCGTGCGCTTGCCCGCAGCGTACTTGCGCCAATGACGAACGGCGCCAGACATCACGGCCTTGCCGGCAATCAGGTCGTCTAGCTCGGAGCCGATGTAGTCGCCGTTGCGTGTGTGCAAGCCCGATAGGTCAATGCCCTTGGGCGAGAACGCCCGGTATTTCGACAGGAACCCGTTTTCGATCAGCCACCGAGGCGTCGGCCCCATGACCATCGTATCCCACACGGAGCCGAGCGGCTTGCCGTCGAGACGGATCGGAGAACCGGATAGCCCGATGATCTTGGCTCCGATGGACTTGTAGTAGTCGACGACCTTTGCCCATCCGGCAGACGCCGACAGATGCGCCTCGTCGATGAACACGTAATCAGCCGGGTATTTCCCGAGCCGGTTCTTGAGCGTGTCGATCGACGCAATCTGCACCTTACGATAAATATTGTGGTGGTATCCGTCGGCGATATACGAGTACGGAATGTCGAAGCCGTCGAGCGTAACCGCCGTCTGCTTCAGCAGCGCAATCCGATGGACGCAGAAGATCACCCGCTTGCCAGCCCCGGCGATCATCCTGATCAAAGCTGACGCCAGCACCGTCTTCCCGAACCCGGTCGGCGCATATGCCAGCACCGAGCCATGCGACCGCAGCGCAACGCGCAGCTTTGTCCGCACGTCCTCCTGATCTTCGCGAAGGACGATCACTTGCCTGTCACCATGCGCCGGATCTCATTTTCGAACGGCGCCATCCGATCCAGGCGCATCGCCAGCGCATCGAACGCGTCGGCGTCCTCGGGAGACAGAACGAGCATCGCCTCGGCCGATGCAGTGCCGTCGCGCATCTTGGTCCGCGTCACGAGCGACCGGAGGAAATCCGCCTGATCCTTGATCGAGTGGACGCGCGCGGCCATGCTCAATACCCCGGCATTAGATCGTTCGGGGTAATCTCGACGCCGTTCTCTCGCGCCGTGTTCAGGATCAATTCCTGGTCGCGACCACTGATAAGGCCCTTCTCGTCCTTCAGCGCGCGGCTGATCTTGGAGCGGTGGCGGCCCAGCAACTTCGCAAGGCCGGCAGAGTTAATGCCGAACTTCGAATGGACCTTCTGCCAGGGGGTCATCTGCTGATGCACCGGTCGCTATCCTTAATTGATGTAGTTACCGCAACATACGTTGCGGATTTCACATCGTCAAGCACAGCGTTGCGTTAACTACATCGAATGATTGTATTGCGATTTGTTGCAACTTCCGCAACAACTGTGGCAAACGGGGCACTGAGTCAAAACGTCATCGCGATACATTAGGGATTAAGCATTATGCAGGCGCCTATCGACAAGGATTGGTTCTTCCAGCAGCTGGAGAAAAACAACCGATCCGTAAGGGGATTGGCGCGGCACTTGGAAATAGACCCTTCCGCTGTCTCCCGCATGCTGGCAGGCAAACGGAGAATGAAAATGGAAGAGGCAACTTTGATCGCGCGGTTTCTTGGAGCCCCGGTCAGCGAAGTATTGAGCCACGCAGGAGTGGCACTTGATACCGAGGGAATTCCGACCCGAATTCTACTAGCGGCGACTATTGGAGAGGACGGCGTAATCGAAAGACTTATGCAGCCCAAACCCTTACCCCAGGGGGTGATCGACCGCGCCAAGGCGGCGATACACGTCGGCGGCAACTCATCTGTAATAGCGGCGCAAGTTCGCGCGTCGAGCGGCCCTCTCGCTCCGTGGGATGATGCTGTCGTTCTCTTTGGCTACACCGAAAGCGTAGAGCCGGCAGCGATCGGGGCTCTATCGGTCTGCCGTCTCCACGAGGGGACGCAAATGATCGCCAAGATTGAGCGCGCCAGAAAAACCGGCGAGGCGCGCGTCGTGACCTTCACGAACGAAACCCGCGAAGTTGTGTTGCAGACTGCGACCCCTGTTTTGGCCGTCCTCCCGTAGCCAAAATTCACGCTCCTGCCAGGGTTCTATTCCCAAGCCTATTAGGCGTCGATTTTATGGCGCGATCTACCGGCCTTTGTGCCGGTTTTTTAATCGTCGAAATGTGAATTAAACAACGCCGTAAAATCCCTGTTGACATTTTCGCATCGTATCGGCAGTGTTGTGTTTATCGCAACGAATACGGAGGCAGCAACACAACAAGCAGCCCCAACCTTCGATCCCCGGGCGGTGCGCCTCAGAACCACCGCCCACATCGTAAATCTGGAGAGATCAACATGGATGAAGTTCCCGCCGACCTGGCGACTATCGGACCCGGCGTCTACGCCGACATCGAAAACGACGCCTATCATTCCGGCCCCGGCATTTCGAAGTCTGGGCTTTGGACGATCTACAAGCAGACGCCGCGGCATTTCAAATTCCCGGCGCCGAGGGAAGAAAGCACCCAGGCGACGGCCGCCAAGGACAAGGGCACGGCGTTCCACTGGGCCATCCTTGAGCCGAACACGTTCGAAGCGCGGGCCATGCGCGGCCCCGAAGACCGGCGCGGCAACAACTGGAAAGACGCAGTCGCAGAGGCGAAGAACACCAAGCGCCTCCTGCTGACACAGGGAGACTACGACGACGCGCTCGTGATCCGCGACACTGTGCACGCCGACGCATGGATTAGTGCGCTGATCGTCAGCCCTCATTCGCAGGTGGAAACGTCGTCATACTGGATCGACCCCGAGACCGGCGTCCTCTGCCGGTCACGTCCCGACCTCTATCGCTCCGATCTCGGCGTCATGGTCGATGTGAAGAAGACCCGCAGCGCGCACCCCGACGCCTTCGCCCGCAGCGTGATCGAGTACGGCTATCACGCGCAGGAGCCCTGGTACACGGATGGGCACCTTGCCAACGGCCAGGCCGTCAACGGCTTTGTGTTCCTCACATGGGAAGACAAGCACCCGTTCGTGACCGCCCGCTACGAACTGCCGCCGTCGATCGTCGACGAGGGCCGCGCGATCTGCCGCAAGGCGCTGCAGCGCTACGCCGAGTGCGCCAAGGCCGATGAGTGGCCGGGCTACTCCGGCGAGATCACCGAGCTCCAGTTCAAGCGCTGGAGCTATCAGGAGATCGACGCGCCGATTGAGGAGGCCGCGTGATGGAGAGGAAACTCAAGCGTCTCTGTGCGAGGCACGGGCTCAGAGCAATCTCTGTCATGCTGATCACCGGACATAAATCCCTCCCGCTCACCGTTTACATCCACTGGGGCGAGACTGGATCAGGCGAATGCACCAGCAGCAGTGCTGAAACTTTCGATCAGGCATTCGCCGCTGCGCTCAGGAATATGGTTGAGCGCCAGACAACGGCCGAAGCCGCGTGACCCGCAGCGAACTCACCTCCCGATTTTGGGCGGCGGCGAAATTCACACGCCGCTGTCCTGATCGGCCCCAAGAAATAGCGCAGCGCGTCCTGAGGCTCATCGCCAGACACGCAACCGGCAATCTACGCCAGCGCGCCATCGACCTCATCAAGGACGACAACGATGTCACAGGCACTAGCTACACAGGATAACAGGCTGACATCCCTGAAGACGCAGATTGCGCGGATGCAGGGTGAATTCGGGAAGGCGCTTCCCGGCCACATCACCGCCGAAAGGTTCGTCCGCACGGCGCAGACGGCCATCGCCCTAACCCGCAACATCGACAAGGTGCGGGACCCGCAAAGCCTTCTCGCGGCCTGTTCAAAGGCGGCGGCAGACGGCCTTATCCTCGATGGCCGAGAGGCCGCGCTCGTTGTCGACCATAACGGCGAGGTTCAATACCGGCCGATGATGCGTGGGCTTCTCAAGCTGGCCTACAACAGCGGCAAGATCAAAAGCCTTGTCGTCGAGGTCGTTCGCGATGCCGACTTTTTCGACTATCAGCCGACACGGGCGGCCGAGCCCCTCATTCACAAGATCGACCTGAAGTCCAAGCGCGGCGATATCTACGCTGTGTATGCGCTCGCAACACTGATCGACGGCGGCATCCTCCATGAGGTGATGACGCTTGAAGACGTGAACCGTATCCGCGACCGATCCGACGCATGGAAGGCGTTCCAGGCAAAGAAGATCAAGTCCACGCCATGGCATACCGATTGGTCGGAGATGGCGCGCAAGACCGCGTTCCGCCGCCTGTCGAAGTACCTGCCGTCGAGCAGCGAGCGCGACACGTTCCATCAGGCCGTCGAGCGCATCGACGAGGATTACTCGCACGAGATTGAGGCCGAGGCCGCGCCAGCCGACCCGCTGCCGGCCACCAAGAAGCGCGGTGCTGCAGCGGCAGCACTAAAGGACATCACGCCGCAGTCGCGCGCCCAGGAGCCGGCAGAGGACGAGCCGCCACACGACCGTGAAACCGGGGAGATCGTCGAGTACGACGGCCCAGATCAGCAGCCAGGAGATGACATCTAATGAAGGCGGAAAAGATTTTGCCGGGCAGCATCCAATACGATGACGCCGACGTGACGCTCGACCCCGTCGAACTCACCACCTCGCTCGACGCGGGGTATGCCGACCTCTACGCCATCCTCGCCGACGCCTACGCGCAGTCCGCGCACGGCAAAGGCAAGGAGCGCCATGCCAACGCCAAGCCGTTCGACCGCCAGCCTATCATGGAGATCGGCCGCATGGTTGGGCCGGGGTACGCCATCGGCCAACTGATGAAGAAGGCACAGGAGGCAATGACCATGCAATCGCGCGACCAGTTCGACGCGGCGCAGCGGGAATTGCTTGGCACCATCGTCTATGCGGCGGCGGCCGTGAAACTGATCCGCGAAATGAACCCAAGGGAAGGATAAGACATGGACGAGGCACAGGAACACATCCTGCAATTCTTCGAATACAAGCACCTGCCTCCGCACCTGCAGGCCATCAGCAGCCCGTTCACAGGCCTGGCGCAGAGCATCATCAACACCACCCCACGCAACCCGGAGCGCACCGTCGCCCTCCGCAAGCTCCTCGAAGCCAAGGACGCGGCGGTCCGCGCCTTCATCGCCAAGTAAGGATAGGAACATGGCAGCAAAGGACAAAAGGTACGGAACGGTGACCGTCAGAACCCACACCGACGCCTCACATGGCGCCTCAGGCGTAACCTTCACCAAAGCGCAGTTCTACGTCGACGACGCTGTTTTCGTCGAGAATGAAAGCGGGGAGCTCGTCGGGTTTTTCCCATCCGTCGACAGCGTCACATTCAAGCCAAGCGAGGAGGCTTAAGCCATGGCCACCAACCAGACCGGAATTGCAATCGTGATCAAGGCGTTCCTGCCGACCGGCAAGACGCTCGACGAAACCTATGCGGCGCTCACCGTCGTCAAGACGGCGCACGAGACGGGCGATTATGCGCCACTGCTGTCGATCGCCAAGATCGATGAGGTTAAGACCGAGCAGAAGACGCGGCGCGTCGAGGAGGCGGTAACGCCGCTCGCCGAGAGAGACCCAGATTTTGACGAGATCGAGGGCGTCGAGACGGCAGAGGAAGTCCTCGCTCAGGACGAAAACGGGACCGATGACGTTGCCGACGCCGAAGACATCCCGGCGTTTCTCAAGTCCAAGAAATCCGCCAAGGCAGCTTAACAGCGTTGCGATTATCGCATTCAGACGGCGGCCATCGTGCCGCCGTTTCTATTTCCAGCAGCCTTGCGCGGCGCCGAACCTGTTATGTCCCGCGATGCCCCGCCCCGCCTCGGCGTCACTGCCGGCCAGATATACCGCCGTCGCCGGCTTCACTGGTATCCGATGCCAGCCCGCGCAGCCCTGTGCACTCGTCTGGCAGGCCGCCAAGATCGACGCACAAATCAACAGCATCCATGTTGCGAACAGTCGCATCGACATCACCCCGCTTCTGATAGGCCGCGACGGTATCCTTCAGGGCAGCAACGCGGCCGTCGCTCTTGCCCTTGGTGTACCCCGCAGCGAACACCGCAGCGATCACGGCGACCGCAGCCCCAAGCCGCCACAGCCAGGCCGTCACGGTTCATCTCGCGGCGGACGAGCCTCAACATCGCCTGCAAGGACGGCAGGCCGGGGCCGCATCCAGATATTCGCGACGATGATGCCGAGCGTCACCAGCGGCATGTATTTCGGAGGAACGATATCGCCCCAATTATACCCGACGAGCGCGGTCGCGATGTCGGGCATAAGAACGATGATTGCGGCAATGGTGTTGAACAGCCACGTCCGCCAGCGAGCTAGGGTTTTCATTACGGTGGTCAGCATGGTCAGCCTCATGTTTCGGAGACTGTACGCCTTGCTCAGTTGACCGGGCGAACACCCTGGGCCTTCTCAAGCCGCTCTAGGATTTCTCTTGTCAGCCGCATATCTGACGCCAGCGAGTTGATCGAGGCTTCAACCGCCCGCAGCGCGACAGACGCATCGCTCGACTGCTTCTCGACGCCATTAATTCGGAGCTCGTGATTGTCGAGGCGGCGGGCGTTCGTCTCCAGCGAGACGATACGGTTTTCGAGCTTCTCGATATTCAGGGAGTTCAACGATCGGCCGGCTTGGATCTCGGCCAAGGTATAGCCCCAGGCAACAAACCCGGCAGCGAACCCGACGAGAACCGCAACCGTGTTGACGTTCCATTCCCATCGGAATTTCGGCGCGCTCACCTGCATATCGTGCCCTGCCAATTTCGAAGCCCTTCGCCGGAAGTTTGTCGGAAAATACACGGCGTTGGTTGAGCGGGTGAAGTCGCGGTGCCATAACAAGACCGGCAGCACGGGGATGTGGAATGAAAAAACTTACAGTCGAGCCCTTGGTTACGGGTCTCAACAACCAGCGGCTATGCTTGCTCGGCCTCGTTCGTTCTGCCGCTGACCAGGATGCCGAGGCGGTTATCCCTTCCGAACTGGTCGACTTCACGCCAGTGCCGAAGCGCGGGCAAGTACGCCATACAGGTCGGCTTCCGATCTGGGATATTTTTGATCGAGAGGCCGTCGAGGATGGGCTGTCGGATTTGGCCGTGTCCTTCGAAGGGACCGCCGACATGCTGACGATGCAGGAATGTTTTCGGCGAGGATCCGACGCACTGAAGTCAGACTATGAGCGATCGAGCGCGATCCTACGAGCTTTCAGGCCGTCGAAGATCGTGACGGAGCACGCCAACCGCGTCGTAGCCTGGCTGGGCGACTTTACCGCCCTACAGCTCCGTATCGAGCGAGACTGGAGAGAATACGTCCTACGCAAATTTGGGGCTGACGGCGTTTACTCAGATGGGGAGTATCTTACTACAGATCCCGATGATATTTTCGTACGGGTCACATTCACGCCTGACATCTCGGAGACCATTTGGGCTTGCTGCGACGAGGATGATCTCGTCGAGCCAAAGGACACCCTAAAGCGCATTGCCGAGAAATATGGTCTTCGGCTTGTTTTCAAGTCGGACTTACCAAGCCATCTAGCGTATCCAGCCCATCGCCTAACACGGTCGGCCATCGACTTTGCCGTCGCGGTGAATTCGCCCGCGTACATCGGGTTGACCCGCTCGACATTCTCCGAAATGGTCGGGATATACCGCCCGGGTGGAAGGAACTTTGCCTACAACATCCCAGGCGGCGATCTGGCGATCCCGCGCGTACCGACCTAGTTCCCCTTGACGATGAGCCAGTTGACGGCGTTGCTTCGAAGCTCAACCCACTTGCCGGCCGTCGCCGGAAGGATGGCAGTGCCCGCAGCGCCACCCGTGATCGGCACGACGTTGGACGATGCTGAGACCACAGTTTGAGCTTGGTAGTTGGTGATGGTGATCGAGCGCCCGCCGTTCTTCGCCGCATCGGGCAGTGTCATCGTATGGCTGGACCCCGACTTGTTGTTTATGATGTACTCGTCCTGCGACAGCAGGGTCGTGTCCGCTGTGACTGTCCGCGCGGCAACTCCGAGATTTGGTAGCAACGATACGCCGTTGACGATGGTGCGCGCTCCGTCATTCAGCAAGGCTGTCGTGGCGGATGAATGCCCTCCCCCGACAATAACATTGTCATCAGAGCCGGCGTTGACGCGGACGGCTATCCCGGCAGAACGCGAGGCGCAGCCGACGAGTGTGTTCCGGTCGCTCTCCAAGTCGAAGGCGACCGTAGTGGCGCTCCGAGAGAAGCAGTTGGCGAACAGCGTATTATCCGCATCAGTTAGCAGCGTCGTAGCCGAGTTCGCGCGGAAAGCCACAGGGCAACCAACCGCGTCGACATCTGAAACTGTACATTCGCGTTGGTACACATCAACGCCAACGGCCACGGCCTCGACCTGACCGTTGGCTACATGGACATAATAGTGTTCGATTGCGACACCTGTGCCGCCTCCGTCACCACTCACAAAGAAGTTGGACATCGCCGAACGAGCGCCCCCTCGACCATTCGGGTAGTTTATGGCGTCTTCACTTTCGCCCCACCTGAAGCGAACGCCTAACTTATTGTTCGACACGCCGGCCACTACGATGTTGGAAAGATGGACCGGCCCTCGGATGTCTATGCCGGCTTGCGGGCTTGCGGCGACGATAGCCGCATCCACGCCGAAGCTCTCGATGAAGATGTTATGTAGGGATACGCCTGCATTGGTTGCCAGTCCGCTCGTCACCGATCCGATCGTCTTGATGTCAACGGCATCGCCGCCAGACCCCTGCATCCGGATATTCTGGATGCGGATGTTGTTATTCGTGCCGCCTTGCAAGCCGATATTGTAGTGGTGCGCGTTCTTGATGATCAGGTTGTCCAGAAGTACGTTTTCACATCCGGCCAGCCTGACGCAATGATACCCTGAACTGATTTGATTGTCGCGATTGCCATCGATGGTCATGTCACGAAGGGACCAATTGTTTGTGCCCGACACGGCATTAACAACATGCGCTTCACCTGCGTCGGCGAGTTTGATTATTGTGGCATCTACGCCTGCACCAACGATTTGTACGCCGGTTTTAGCCCAAAGCGCGACTGCCCCCGACGTCACCGACACAAGGAACGTACCGGCCTGCAACAGCACATTTCCGCCGCCTGCCGCATTACAGGCATCGATTGCCGCCTGTACCGCGGCGGTGTCGTTCGTCACGCCGTCGCCCGTCGCCCCGTAGTTTTTTGCTTCGAAGGACGAAAACACCAGCGCAGAGTAGACCTGCGCTGGTGTTTTCGTCTCGTATGACGTGTTCTCCGCGTTCCGCTGCAAGAAAGTCGACGAAACCGGGTCCGGCAGGCTGACAGACGCCGCAGCGGCTTCGGCCGCCGCTTGTGCCGCTTCCGCTCCGTCCTCAGCAGCAATTGCCGCCGCTGCGTGCCCAGGGGCCGCGACAATCGCCGCGATGTTGTCGGCGGCGACCGTTACGTCGGCTGCGATGTCAGCTACCGCGGTTACATCGGCCGCGATGCCTGCGACGGTCGTCACATCGGCGGCGATGCCGGCAACCGTCGTGACGTTGGCAGCGATGCCCGCGACAGTGGTCACATTGGCCGCGATACCAGCGACCGTATCGATCTCGTCGGCGCTGTCGCTGAGACGGATGATATCCTCGATCAAGCCGGTCAGGGCCGAAGGGTCGGCGCCAATCGGGATCTGGACAGCGCGCGACAGCCCCTCGGCCAACTGCTGATCGCGCATAACGCCCAGATCGAGAGCGCCCTCGACGGTCTCGGCGTAGTACGCGCCCTGATTTTCAAGGTCGGTCGGCTGCGTAAACGGGGCGTTGCGAACAATGGTGATCGACTGCCCCGTCACGGGGGCAACGAGGAACGTGAGCGACCCGCCACCCGATGCGCCGACGCCGGCAACCGTGTAATCCGAGGGCGAGACAATCGTGTCGACGCCGCTTTGTGTCATGATCACAGTGAGGTGCGACGGGTCCAGAATGCGGAACTCATAGTCGAATTCGACCGTCGAGCCGTTGCCAAGGTACGGGCCGGATTTGTTCGTCGTGCTGGAAACGGTCATGGGCGCCCATCGTTGAATAAGGTGTGATTTTCGCCACACCCTACCCTTCGATGGTTGCCCCGCTGAACGCTGAACGGCGCTACTTCTTCGCGCGGCCCATCACGTATTCGACTGGCGACACGTCATCGCCTTCCATCTCTCGCCAGCCGGCGTCGACTGCGCGGTTGATCTGGGACGATGGGATGCCTGTGAACAGTCCGGTCGCACTGATAACCGACTTCACGAACGCCCGATCGACATCGCCCTGAGCCATCTCCTTCAGAGGCTTGGCCAGCTCCTCAGTCATCGAGCCATACGCACCACCGCCAGAGAACCCGCTCAGCGAACCGCCGATATCGCGAACAAATGGGATCGTGCTGACAACCGACAGCGCCGTTTCGCGCATGAGGAATTTCGTCCAGCTATCATCGTCATCCTCATCATCGGGCAGACCGCCCTTGATCGCGGCATACAGGACTGCCTCCAACGCGAACAGGAACGCCATGTCGAGCGTCCACGACATCACCTCGACCGCCGATCTGCCGGATGCGCCTTCCTGCTCGATCACCTTGCCGGCCTTCGCCGTGCGCTCATAGGCGACGTTGAACTTCGCGAACATGTACGACCCGAGCGTCGTGAACAGGCGCACAACATCGTTCTGACGCGTCCGCTGCGATACGGACCCGCGTTCGATCGCCGAGCGGTCCGAGAATACGCCCGACGCCTGGGCACGCTTCACGATGGCGTCGGCATGGGCGACAGCCTTATCCTCGTCGCCGCCAAACCTCCGCAGGCCCTGCTGATAGCCGGCAAGCCAGGTGGGCACGTCGACGGCGTAGAACTGGACCTTGGTCATCAGCCAAAGGCCGAGCGGCGCCAGCCATTCGTTCCTGAATTCGGCCCAACGTCCCATCGTCGGCCCGAGCTTCGGATCGTTGTACAGATCGAAGATATCCTTGTTGAACGTCGTCTGGCGATCGGACATGAACGTCGACTTCGCCGCGACCTCGCCGACGACAGCCGGCCGGCGCATCATCATCAGGCCGGCGAGGAAATCCTTCTTGCCGACGACAACCATCGTCTGCGACAAGCCGGTGATCTGGACCGCCACCGTCCCGAGGTTGAACGCCAGCTTCGCCGCGGTGAAGTTCGACTTGAACCGGCGCGCAGCCTGCCCAACCCAGTCGGCTGATTTCACCTCACCCTCGGCAACGTCCTTGAGCCAGATTTCCAGCGCGTCGAAATCGGCCTGCTTGCCTGCGTCGATGAACTGCCCACGAACACGCGCATCCTGCAATATCCGCCACGAGGCGGCAACAGGCTCGCTCAGTTCGAGATCATACACGACCTGATTGACGTGCTTGTGCAGCACGGCGATATCGATCTCAATCGCGCGACCCGACGACGACGCGCGCTCTTTCAGGTGGCCGTTGCGCGTCTGAGCCTTGCCGAAGCGGCCAGCCTGCAGCGACGTAGCGATATCCTGGGCGGCATCATCGCGAGCCAACGACGACAGGCGCGGATCGTAGCGCAGCGGATAATACCCGCCGCGGCGAACCTTGCCGGCGATCTCGACCGGCCGGGCCTCAACCCATTTCGGCGAGATGCCCGTTGCCCGTTTCTCCCGAGCCTCGATGTCCGCGCGGAACGTCTCCAGGTAATCCCAGACCGACTGCACGAATTTCGCATCGCGCTCGTCGAGCGACTGGACAATCGCCTCGACCTGATCCTCCGACATAGACCCACGGATATTCTGATCGGTGAGGCGCTGATAGTTGCCCTCGTTGCCCGTATTCAGGGCGACGGCGATCTTCTCCCACTTCGACAGAGCATAGCCGAGTTCAGGCACGAGTTCGCGCACAGCCATGCGGCGACGTTCATCCTTCGAATACACCGAGTACAGGTCATCGAGGGCGACAGCAGCGTTGCGGCGGCGCACCTGAAGCCGGTTCATGGCGTCGTCGAGCGGCGCCTTGATGTTCCGATAGGTGGCGCCCATGTCCGCAAACCCATCGATCTCACGCAGGATCGTGCCCGCATTCAGCACCAGATCGAGGAACTGTCGCACCTTGCCACGGCGCTGCTCTGCCTTGGTTGCCACACGCGACGGTGGGCGCTTCTTCACGTTGGCGTCGAACGCCGCGATGATGTCGCCGACAACCTCGTCGAGTTCACGCTGAGACTGAGCGTCAGTCAGTTTCTTTTCGTGGCGCGCGGTATGGGCGATGTTCTTCAGGCTGTCGACCACGCCGCGCAGATGCTCGACCGAAAGGGATTTGTAAGGCGTCCGCCCTACATCCTTCAAAACGTCGTCGGGGATAGAGATTTCATTCTCCCGACCGTCCGCCTTCATCTGCTCAACGTAGGCTTCCAGCGCACCACGCATATCTTCCTTGCGCCCGGAGATGCGGCGGAAGTCGTATCGGAACAGCAATTCGTCGATGGCTTCCAGGTATCGGCCCGCCAGGTTCTGCCGCGTCGATTTCTTCTGCAGCCGCGAGACCAACCTCTCGGCCGCCTCGACCTCATCGCCAATACGCCGCGCCTCCGAATAAAGGGCGTGGTTCAGCAACTGCCGGCGCTTGGCCTCGGAAGCGCCCGCCAGGTCATCGGCCGAGGCCATGCGATACGCCTGCTCGCCCGTCTTGCGCTCTGCAGCGAGGTATCGGTTCGAGTTCATGGCATCGCGAACGCGCATCCTCGCAGTCGTGCGCCGAGCGATTTCACGGATTTCGGCAACACTGGTTTTGCCACCCGGCCGGCCGGCGCGCCTGTTCAGCGCGTCCAGCTCCAGGGCGAGCACGCGAGCGCGCTTATCACCATGAACTGCGTCCATCGCCGCCGCTTCGATCGAGCCGTCGCGCAGCACGTCACCATGACGTTCAAACATCACACGATCGGTTTGATCCTCAATCGCCTGCTTCCGGCCGGGCGCTTGCTCCATAGCCTTCACGAGCTCGTCGCCCGATCCGTAGCCGAAGACGCCAGCGGCATCGTCAGGATCAAGCCCGCCCTCGACCGCGTAAACAGTCTGCTTGCCACGCGGCAGGGTTTTCAGGACGCCCGCGCCATAGCGGTCAACCAGGATATCCTTCGACAGACGGATGTCGCCCATGGTCTCGGGCTGGGCCTCGCCGAACCAACGGCGGTTGCCCATCCACTCGATCGCGCGATACACCCGCTGCGAGCTGACATCGATCTCGACATCATCCCGAACCTTGGCGCGCTCCTCGCGATACCATTTCTCGCGCTCGCGCTTGATCGGCGCCATGGTCTCGGCGAGCAATTTCGCATGCGCCTCGTCGGTCGACTGGTCGCGGAGCTTCAGGAACGCGGCATAATCCTCGGGAGACAGACCCATTTCCTCGGCGGTCGCGAACACTGTCACGTCAGCCGAAGACTGCCGAGCCTTGGCGATCTCGTCATCGGTCGCAAGCATGCGGTCGAACACCGCGCGCAGCTCGTCGGACGGTGAGATATTCAGGCCGGCCAGATTCTTGTAGATCGAAATCAGCCAGGCGCGGAACTTCTCGAATGCGCCGCGGAGTTCGATCGAAGGTGCCTTGCCCTCCAGAAGATACGCCTCGAAAGCCCGAGCCCACTGCTCCTGCATGCCGACATCGACGGCGGCGTCCTTCATAAGATCGCCGGTCGAACCGTTTTCCAGTGCGGCAATCACGTCCTCCGATGTCAGTTTCACATCGGGCATGACGCGCGCTGCGTCTTTCACAACGTCGTCCGCGTTCGAACGCCACCATTCCTTGATCGCAGCGAAGTCCTGAGCACTGGCAATCTCGCCGCGCGCCGACAAATCCTGCATCACGGTCAGGAAATAGTGACCGCTTTCATGGATGAACGTCGACAGATCAGCCGACTTGAACAGCGAGATCACACTGTCGCCGTTACCTACGCCGGCAAGCGGAAACTGCACCGAGCCGCGAGCACCGCGCACGTCACCGGACTGCCCGTACCGCCGCACCTCCTCGGCCTGATCTGCCTCGACCGCCGCACGGATCGCGTCGTCGCTGTCATCGAGCGACAGCCCGATCGCCGACAGATACCGCTCGATCTCATCAGCGTCGGTTCCGGCCTCAGGCGCAGCCTGATCAACGGAGAACTGCTGTATGCCGCCGATCTCAGCGTCGATCGCATCCCACAGCGCAGCTCCGATATCGGGCACCTGTCCGCCGTTCGTCAGCGCTTCCTTGTACGCAAGCACGACAGGATGATCGGCCATGAACCCGGCCTCGATCGCGGCGAGCGCCACGTCATCGGGGCCGAATTTCCTCCCCGCATTGCCGAACATGTCGCGCATGCCCGCCGCCACGCCCTTACGCGCAAGCCTGAGCTTCTTCTTGCCGCGGCCACGGTCAACGACCTCGGCATCGCGCGCCTTCAACTCGCCGCCGCGATCAACGATGCCGCCGTAATCCGAGATGAACTCCAACAGCGTCTGACGCCGATCGACGCCGACCGCCTTCTGAGCACGTGCCTCGGCCAGCGTCCGCGTCAACGCGTCGACATTCTTCAGCTGCATGCCCTGAGGGACATCGCCGCGCACCTGTGGCAGCGGATACCGGGCGATGAATTCCTCGGTCGTCAGGCCAGAACGCTCAGCCATGACGCGGTAAAACGCCGGGTACAGCATCGCCTCACTGGTCGCGACATCGGTCGATCGGCCTGAGACACGCAGGCGCGAAACCATCTCGTCATAAATCTTTGCCTCGAATGAGCGGTACTGCTCATCGTCCTGGCGCATGCGATCGGCTTCCTCGAATGCCTCCTGCATGGCGTCTTCGGCGCGTTCATTGAACTCCCGAGCCTCGCGCGCGGTCATCTCATCAGGGTCGAACCGCATGTTCTCCATCAGGAAGGCATCATGGTCCGACCCGGCCATTTTCGCCGCATAGGTCGCAGTCGGGATCTGCAGATCGCCACCGGTCGCGAGCGCCGTCCTAAGATCGTCGGAGTTCACGCCGTCGAGTTCGTCGGCCAACAGGAACGGATCGACACCCGAACTCTGGAAGTACTCGACCCACTCCGACGCAGGCACATACACGTTCTCGACCGGGCCATTCGCAGTGGCGCGGGCGACGAAATCGCGGAATGCGTCGGGCATGCGGTTGCGCAGAACGGACGTGACCGACGCCGACTGAATTTCCTTGATCTTAGCTTCGGCCTCCTCGGCGCGGCCCGCGGCCTGTTGCGCCCGCCTGTAACGGCCTGGCATGATCGCATTCAAGCCGATACGGCCAGCCTCAACCAAGCCTCCGACGAACCCACCTGTCTGTATGGCGCGCATCACACCATCGAATGGGTCTTGATCTGGAGCATACAAGTTCTTGGCGATCGCATTCTGGAGGATATTCTGAACCGCCTCCTGCCCGCCCTCCAGCGCAACTTGCTTGCCAATGGACCGGAGAATAGATGCCAGCCCCGACTTTACGACCGGGTTTGCAATTAGACGCTCGATCGGGATCGCGTCGGTCATGCCGGGGAAAATGCCGTAGAGAGCCGCGATTGTTTGCGTATCCTCATCTTGGCCGCCCCTCCGAGCGCGAGACGCGGCCTCACCGGCTCCTGCCGCGCCGCCGAACACAGCCGCTCCCGATCCGCCCGTGACAAGACCAACGCCAAGGATAGTCAGCAGGGAGCCGAGGCCAGAGCCAACGTCACGCCCGAAACTGTCTTCCATCCCCTGTGCAGCCGGCAGAATGCCTGCCCCAAAATCCTGGACGGCCTCCCCGCCAGATTGCAGGGCCTCCGACGCCGCGCCCAACGCCGGGGCAAGGGCCGGCTCCAGCGCCGTCAACGCCTCCTCCATGGTCATGTCGCCGGCGATCACGTCAGACAGGACACTTTGCGCCACTTGGGGATTGATCACGCCTTGCTGAAAAATCTCAGCCCGTAGAGCTGCGATTTCTTCGGGTGTCTTCCGCCCCGCTCCCGCAATCGACTGCGCCAGCGGCGCCCGATCGGAAGGGTCGCGTGGGGTCAATATTTGCCCCGCCCCCTCCATGGCTGTGCCAAGGCTGGAGACGGCGCCGCCAGGAACGGCCTTGCCGGCTTCTTTGATGTTGGAGCCGATAATCTCCCAGAGCGACAACCCCTCAAGATCGTCGCGGGCCAAGGCTGAGTTTTCAGGCTTCCGCAGCCATTCGGCCAGCATGGGTGAGGATGACAGGATCGACGAATTCCGCTTGCGCTCAATCTGCTGCTGAAAAATCGAGCGGTTTTCCTGCACCAAAGGCAACGGCGGCGTCGGGCGCCCCGTCGTCCTTGCGTACTCCTGCGCAAGCTGCAGGTCGCCCGCGATTTCGTCTGGCTTGACGTTAATCGTATCGAGAACTATCCCCGCCGCCGCAGCGGTGGCCTGTTGCTGCTTTGACTTCCATGCATCATAGTCCGCGAGAGTATCCAACTGACGTGCTCCTGTGCCGGGATGTGCGACCGTTGTGATTTATGCCACGGATGTTGAGATTTTAGCAATGGAAGTATTAGGGGTGCGCACGAGGTTGGCCTTGAACTGGGTTAGGTCAAAACCCATTTTGGCCGCCCTCTATGCTGTCATGGCGCTACAATTGGCGACTGCCATTCTTGCCTACTCGGCTCTGTCTGAAGCGAATAGCGCGGCAATATGGGCTGCGGACGCGTACAGCCAAGCGAGAGACGCAGCAAATTCATCTCGTGAGGCGGCCGATGATGCGAGGGCGGTCAAGCAGATGCTTCCATGAACGTCACTGTTGACAATCGCAACATGTTGCGATAATCACAACTATTGACGGAGGCTGGTTTATCCTCCATAGTGCGCTTGGGTTTGAACACCCTTGTGCACGCGGTTTGAGAGCATCCGTTAGGCTTTCGTCCCGCTTTAAGAATTGGTCCAGGGTCTACGTGATATGTCCAAGGCGAAAGCCTAAAGGCGCGTAGAGCCGTCGTGCACGGTTGTTCAAACCCTGGATCAAACTATCCTTTTGAACAAGGAATGCACAAATGAACGACATCACCACCCTCATCCCCTGCCATGCTCGCACCGTTCGCGGCCTGGACCAGCCCGTCGTGTTCGTGTGCGACGGCAACGTCTACGCCAGCAGCGAGGATGTTGCTGCCTTTTTCGGCAAGTCGCACTATCATGTTATGCGTGACATCAAGGCGTTGATTTCCAACAATGTTTTATGTGCATCCAATTTTGGTGAATCATCCCGCCCCATGAAAATGCCGAGCGGTGGAACCCGAGACATCGCGATCTACAACATGAACCGCGACGGGTTCACGCTGCTGACAATGGGCTTCACGGGCAAGCGCGCCCTGAACTGGAAGCTCAAGTATATCGCCGCCTTCAACGCGATGGAGGAAAAGCTTGCAAACCGAGAGCGCGCGCAGGCGCCGAAAGGATCACTCCAAACTCTGATCGACGCGCACCGGAGAGCATACGAGCGCTTTCTGACCCACGTCGATATCATCCAGACGGCGGCGGAATACAACATGGATGAAGACGCTGAGGATCGGACGGCGGACGAACTCATTCGGTATCAGTGCCGGACACTGGAGGAGTTGCGCCAGAAGGCAGGATATATCGCCGCAGCGCCTACATTAGGCGGCGACATGAGGAAAGATCAGGTGCGCGCCCTGCTCTATTCGATGGCAGGGTAATCAAGGCGGGCCGGGTCACTCCCGGCCCTACCCTCCGTTTAAGATATACGCCTCGTACTCAGTCACGATTTCATCCTCGCTCGGCTTACGGCCAAGCTCCGTTTCGAGGCGCGTCGAAATTCCGCGGCGCAGATCGACCGGAATATCCTGATACTCGACGGCGACATCGACCGAGAGCCCGTCGCCGATCTTGCCAGCCTCGAACAGGAAGCCCTCCCGCTTCGACGTTGACGACCACGGCGTTTTCGTCGGGTTCCACATCGACTTTTCTTCCTCGATGACAATCGGCAGCAGCATGCGGTTGATCATCGACTGAATGTCGATCTGCGTCGGGTTCTTGTTCTCTGCCTTCTTGAACTCCTCCATCTGGCGCGACAGGGCGTTGTTGAACTCGGCGATACGCGCGGCCTGTGCCTGGCGCTTCGAACCATCGGTGCCGACCGTCGTGATCCCAAGCGCCTCAAGCTGCGTCTGAGCTTGGGAGAACGCGGCGGTGATCGTCATCCCGTCTTCACGAGCCTTGCGCTCATCGGTGAGCGCGGACTGACGCCAGCCGTTCACCTGCTTCCAATCATCGTCGCTGAGGCGGTCGCGGTATTTGAACATGTCTATGTCAGCGAACGCGGCCGGGTCTTCGGCATACATCGTCTGAAGATCATAGAGCGTCCGGTCATCCGTCTTTGGCTGTCCGCCTTTCGCCCGGGCCTCGAAATACGACCACAGGCCAGACATCTCCTCGCGGCCGAGCTGCGCGCGGACCTCGGCCGGGATGGCATCTGGGCTTGATCCGGCATCTACGAACCCGAATGCCTGCGACTTCAGAGCATCCATCTGGGCTTTCGCCTGGGCCTCACGCACCGACGTGATAGCCTTGATCCGCTGCATCGTGGCGTCTCGGACGGACGGGTTGCTGATCCCGTCAAGAAACTCGGTCGGGTCGGCAGACACAGCCACGCCGCTTGCCTTCGACATACGGGCAGCGAACTGGGCATTCGACAGTTTTGCGATGCCTTCCCACGTCGGAGCGAGGCCGTTGCGAACATCAGAGTACCGGCCGGCAGCAAGGTCGTCGCTCAATTCGCGGCCAGTGCGCGACTTATAGTCGGCCTGCGCCAGCCACCATGCGCCGCGGTCCTGGCTCTCTGGAGTGAAGTCTGGCAGGCCAAGCGCCGAGCGAACGCGGTCCCACGTCCCTTTGACGAACTGATACCTGCCCGCCGCCGTCGACGTACCGCCCGCGCCCTTCTGCCTCGGGTGATCGGAGAAATCAGAGAATTTCGCCCCGCCGTTGATGGTACGATAATCCGGCGCCTCAGTCCCGGCGATGACGCCGAGCAGCGAATATGCCTGCTGCGGAAGGTCAGCCGCGGCGAATTTCGTCGCCGGCACCTTACCGCTATCGAAGAACTCGTTCGTCTTCCGCTTGGCTTCTTCCTCGATAACCAACGGCGCAAACACACCCTCCAGGTCAGTCTGGTGCGGGCCGGTCAGCATCTTCTTGTTCTCGTCCTCGTACTTCTTCGCAGCGACAGGATCAGTCTGCGCCATCCTGAGGGCGATGTTCTTGTGTACGCCCGAGATGAATTCGACTTCGCGGTTTTTCAGCGTGTCAGCATCCCAGCCCTGCAGCGCGCCCATCTCCCGCAACTCAGCCTGACCGGCTGCGATGTTCTTGTTCACGAGCGCCGGGTTCTGGTAGCCGGCAAGGGCATCCTCGGCGAACGTATCGATCCGAGCCGTCGACGCATCCGCGAACCACTTCTTGCGCGACTGAGCCGTATGCAGGATCGACTGATCGAGCGACGAGTTCACGCGCGCCTGAGACGCCTGCGAATATTTCTGCTGAGCGGACGGCGACAGGCCCTTGCCGATCTCGCGCTGCTTGTCAGCCAGGCGCTTTTCATAATCGGCGCGGCCGTCGACGGCGGCCTTGCCTTCCAGCGTCATGAAGCCGTTTTCGCCGTACTTCGCTTCGCGGTCCCAGGCTGCGAGCTCGTTGTCGGCTTCCTTGGCCTTGGCGATATCCTCAAGCTCGCGGACGCGTGCGAGCGCATCGCCCATCTGGGACACGCCAGCGGCAAGACCCTGCATGCCACGGCCGATCGCAGCGCCCATGTCATCGGCGGTCGCGTTGACGTTGATGCCCTGTTGATGGATCGGCCGATTGGCAACGTTGGGCTGATACTGAGGGACGACGGGCATTAATAGATGCTCCCGATCTTCGGCGCCTTGTAATCCGTGTACGCCTTACCGAAACCACCGAGCACCGTGCCGGCCGCGGCGAGATAGCTGCCCGACTTGGCGGCCTTGGCGTTCATCCGGTTCAGTGTGGCATCGGCGCGACCGTTCACGCCCTGAACCTCGTAGTCATACGCTTCACGTGCGGTGTTGCGGCGGATCGTCAGGGCGTCGAGCTCGCCGAGGACGGCAGTGTCGACCAGCGTGTCCAGAGGCGAGCCAAAGGTCAGATCCACGCCGTTCGCGGCCATGGCGGCTTTCTGCCTGCCCTGAAGCTGTGCGACCTCCTGCCGCTTCTGCTGCTCCTCGATCGCGCCGCGTTCCAGCGCATCGCGCGCGCGACGGTCCGCCAGCTGGGCGTTCATCTCTGCGACCTGGGCATTGTAGTTCGAGGCCGCAGCCTGGGCTTTGCCCTGCTGGATCTGGCCTGCCGCGCCGAGCAGGCTCGCCCCGAGCGTCAAAGCAATACCAAGATCGCACATGTCAGCGCCTCATTTCGAACAGCCGGAACATCTCTCCGTTGACGCCGAGAGCCGCAGGACTGGACAGTTCGAAGCCCATCCACTGCAGCCAGCGCTTGGAAACCTCGTTCCGGTCATCAACGACGTTCCTCAGCACTGCATACCGCTGCAATAGTTGTTCCCTCCAATCGAGCGACTGGCGAAGGAACACGCGGAAATGCCGCTCGACAGCATCGGTGCCGAGCAGCCACGGCGCGCCGGTCAATGTCAGGACGTTCAGATCGCCGACGCCGAACATCACTTCAGGGTTGCCGTCTACCAGCGTGGTCCACGCGCGTGACGATTTCTGCAGTGACCTTTCAAGGGCCTCTGTTGGAGAGAAGCCCGAAGCCGCCAGCACTTCCAGCCGGTCGGCAGGGCGCATCCGTTCCGCGATGGTCGCGATATGCGATGCATCTGCCGGAACAAATTCGACATCAGGCCCCCAGCGTGACATCAGGCATCACCGCAAGGATCGTCATCGGCAGCGGATCGAACTGCTTCACGACCACGTTGCCGCCGTCGCGCCAGGTCGGCATCGGCGTTATCGCAAGATCCCCGGTATACGCCTGAATTGCCTCGTTCCAGGCTTCCGTTTCGCGCTGCTTGTATTCGATCATCTTGCCGCTATCGCGGGTGTAGTCGTCGGTGCCAAGCCAGATGCCGCGCGTTCGCTCAACGCGCATCGTCACATTCGAGACGGATTTCTTGCGGCCTTGCACCGTGCCCAAGCCGCGAACCTCACCAAGATCGAGATCGAGCGTCTTCAGCATCGCCTCATACGGGAGGCCGACATGAACCTTTTGCGCCGCATTCTGGAGCGTGATCGAGCCGCCTGCGACGGTCAGGTTACGGACGACATTGCCATCCGCCAGTGCCACGACCTGCTTGCCCTCCAGATGCCCAAGACCTGAGATCGTCGTCGTCGCTGCGCCGCTGTAGGTCAGGCCGCTATCGACGAAAAATGCATCCTCGACGTTCGTGAACGACCGCGAGTGCAGCCGCTCGATGTACCGCTTGGTGACGCCGCCGATCGTGCGCTTAATCAGGAAGTAAGGAACATCCTCCATCCCCTCGCCAATCACTGCTACGTCTTCGAAAACCCCGTCCGTTTCGTGGCGCGTCCACGCCCAGACATCGTGCTCTTTCATGTAGGTCAGCGATCGGAGCGAACCGTCATCCATCACGACCCAGACGATCGAATACGGAGCCTGAGCATATCCCCAAGCCTTGATCTCGCGATCCTCGAACAGGTGGCGGGAGAGGATCGTCAGGTCTTTGCCGGTGAAGCTGTCTTCGGTGAACTCGTAGGAGAAATCGCGCACCACGCCGCCGCGTTCTTGGGCGAACAACACCGTGTTGCCGACCACCACGGGCTGCACCTTGGACGCGCCGCGGTAGCCCTGTGATTTGATCACGATCGCATCAGGCGCAATGAAATCAGCCTGGCCGCCCGTCACCGTCCATTCGGCGCCCGAGGTCAGGACCATCATGCCGCGCAGGGCCAGCAGAGAGCGGACCTCATTCACTTGCCGCGAGCGAATACGGAACTCCAGCGCGTCACTGGCCTTGCGAGGGTTCGCGTAGCCGAAATTCTCATAGTTCGCCGACTGAGACATCCAGATCGCTTGGGGGTCGTTTAGCGTGCCGCCGAGCGCAAAACGCTGTTCAACAAACGTCGAGCAGCGCGGGTAATTTCCGGCGCCGACGAATGGATTGTTCGCGGATTGCGGCGCATCAGCCGTATCGGCCACGATATTCTCATCGGTGAAGCTCGTCGTTTCGGTCTTCCCGATGTACCCGTAAACGCCGTTGCTCTCTTTATATACGACGTAGTAGGCCGCGCCCGCGACAGCGCTCCACGTGATCGTATTCTTGTTGCCCTTGTAAGTGAGATCATTCGTCAGCGTGACAGCCGCAGATGGAAGGCTTTCCTCGCCTGTGCTGCCAGAGATAGCGGCAACCTTGTACCGCATATTAGATCCCCAAAGCGTCTCGAAAGCCAAGCCTGTTGGCGCAGAAGGAGCGCCGGGGTCAGCCCCGCCAGGAGGTGACGGAGAAACGCCGTTGATGCCGAACTGGCCGATGATCGCTTCAGTTCCTGTCACTTCCACAAGCAGGCCGACATCGGCCGTGGCCGAGCGGTACAAGCGATATGAAACTGCACCGACGACCGGGTTCCATGAAAATCTATAGGTGCGCCCGTCTTCCTTGCCCCACTGCAAGGTTCGCGTGATGGAGGACGAAACCGCGCTCTGTTCGCCGCCAGCGCCGACCGCAGTCACGACAAAGCTTGCCGAGCCGCTATCCCCGTTTTTGCGCTGGAAATACTCAGAGCCGGCAACGCCCGTGGGCACAGTCATCGTCGGCGTGAACGTCGGCGTCGTCAGCGACCAGTTGTCGTCAGCCAGGCGCGAGAGCTTGCGAGGCGCATACAGTACGTGCGTGATATACATCACGTCCGCCTCTTGCGTCAGAACCAGATCGTCAACGTCGTCCTGAGTGTAGGGCGTCACAGCTTCATACGCGCTCGGCCCCGACAGCACCAACCCGCCGTTGCGGTAAACGCGCATGGAGAGGTGGCCGAACTCCAGCACGTAGGATTGCTCGGTGTTGAACTGAAATGAGATCAGCCGCGTTTTCTTGGTGCTGTCCTTGACCTCGCCAATGAACTCAAAGCCAGCCCGGTTTGACGCGCCACCATGGGCGTGAATGAACAAGTTGAGCGCGGACTTCAGCCCGGATCCGTATTTCGCCAGATCGACGCGAGCCCACAGCGCTGGCGACAGCTCGCCGCCCGTGAACGCCGGCTGGTATGCGCGCAGGTCAGCCATCAGGAACGCGCTTCCATCATCTCAGCCGGATAATCCGAAGTCTCTCGGACCTCGTTCGCGTCAGCCGCGGCGGCCTCGCTCTGCATCCTGGTCGCAAGCTGGAATGCGTCGGCGCGGATCTTCGGGTCGCGGGTGAGTGGCATGGCAAGGCGAACGGCCAGGTGCCAAGCAAGCGCCTCGACAAATAGCGGCGGGAATTTCGTCACGTCGTCGACGCGGCAGGTGTAGTCGAGGAACGCGGGCGACAGATCGCAGAACAGCGTTGTGCCCTCGATGTCGTAGGCATAGCCGCCAGCGACGGCACCGTCGCCGTAGTCCAGATAGTCACCTTGCCCCTCGTCAGTGACCCGGCGAACCTTGAGGCAGTCGGTCGGGCGCTTGTAGGCGTAGGCCCAGCGCCTATCCTTGGTGTTCGTGACTTCGGCGAGCGAGCTAGTCTTGCGAGCAAACCGCCACGGGAACGCCTGCAGCAGCGTGTCGCGCGAATGCTCATAGAACTGCTTGCAGAGCTTGGCCTCGGTGCTGGCCTCGTCCAGGTCTTGGATGTTGTCCTTGGCGAGGTTCGACAGGGCGAGATTGCAGATCGAGACGACGGAGGTCATCAGTCGTCACCGTACAGGATAGAGGCAGTGTCCTTGCCCTCGGGCGCCGCCTCAAACGCCGCCTCGACGATTTCCAGGTCGACGCTGCCGCCGCCGCTGATGCTGTCGCTTTTCGAGCGCACGCGCACCTTGGCAATCATCTGCAGTTCGTCGCCCGCCTGCGATCGGCTCAGGCCGGCCGCGCTCATCTGCTCCTTGTCGAGGTAGATGGACGGATAGTATTTCTCGCTCGACGGCTTGTCGGAGACGACGGACGGCTCGCTGTATTTCCTGCCGAGATCCTGCATCTTCATGGAGATCAGTCCTCCATGCGGTAGAGCGACAGATAAATCCCGGTAGGCGGGCCACTGGAGATCACGCCCTTTACGGTGCAGCCCCACGGCAGATAGACCACGGCGCTACCAGCTGCGGTCAGGCTCGCGCTCGGAACATCGACATACGTCACGCCGTCAGGGCCAAGCATCTGGACCTTGACTGTCGCGCCGCTGAACGTGCCGGTTGCAACCATGAGATAACGCCCGCCAAAGGCTACAGCTTTCGCAGAGCCTGACGCGGCGACGTTGACGAGCAGATCGATTTGGGAAGCGGGCATCCGTGATCCTCACATGGAAGGAGAACAGGGCGGCCGAAGCCGCCCCGCTGGTCAGTCCTCGACGGCCTCGATCGGCGTGTCGTCCGAGAACGGCGCCGGCTCGTCGATGGCGGGATCAGGATCGCCAGCAGCGGCGAGGATCGCGTCGGCTTCCTTCGCCGTCTTGATGTCGTCGCGGCCGGTCAGTTCCTTCGCGAGGGCGATACGTTCGGCGGCGGTCGGCTTGCCGGCCGGCAGCGATCCGCCCTTCTTGCCGTCGTCGTCATGGTCGAGCGGATCGGCGGAGCCGGTCTTTTCCATCCACGACTTGCTGAAGTCTTCGGGCTGAGCGAGGGAGAATTTTGCCCCCTCCTCGCGGATCATGCCGCCGTAGTAGCCCCGCTGGGTTGCGCGGACCTTCATGGCTTAGACCCCGTTCGTCTGGACGGACCCGACGATGCCCGCCGTGATCTTGCCAGCCGTGAACGCACCAGCGCCGCCAACCGTGAAATACAGCTGGGCGTACTGGAGATTGATGCCCTGGGGCAGCAGCGTCCACGGAACCTGAAAGCCGGCGACGAGCTCGGCCTCGGTGAACGTGCCGATCGTGATCGTCTTGTCGGGCGTGAACGTGTCAGTGCTGTCGAGCTGAATATCGATCTTCAGCGTGCCGTCTTCCGCAGCCGTGTCGAAAGTCTCGACGACCTGGATCAGCAGCGGGATCTTCAGCGACTTGGCGACATCGCGCGACAGATCGGCCGCGGCGCCATAGACGCGGCCAACAGCGTTGAAGTTGATCGCGTTCGTCGACTTCGCCGAGACGGTGACCGCCTGGGCGTCGGAGAACTGGAGGGTTTTGTCGAAGATCATTTTGATTGCCTTCCTCAGCAAATCAGGGTTCCCGGTGCGACCATCGCACCGGGCATTGCGCAAATCACATCACTCAGATCAAACGACCTGAGCTTCAGTGTTCAGGATGGCGTCCGTTTCGCGGATCGGGATGCCGCGATACGTCAGCACTTCCTGCCCTTCCAGTTCGCGGCGCTGCAGCTGGAGCGCTGCGTTTGCCGCAGTGCCGTTGCCGGTCGACAGGCCGTCGAGAGCGGCAAGGGTGTCTCGGTTGCAATAGATCGCGATGCGGCTGGTCTTGCCGTCCATGCGGCGAGACTGGAGCTTCCAGTATGCGAGACGCATCCACTTGTAGAGATCGACCGAGCCGGCAGCGACATCGGCCGCCTTCAGGTTGGCGATGCGCGCGTTGTAGCGCCAGTCCTTGACGGCAACACCCATGTGCCAGGTGAACACCTCCTCCTTGACGTAGAAGGCATTGTTCTGGTCGTCGAGAACGCGCTGTTCGCCCTTGTCCTCACGCTGCACGCCTGCCTTGCTGCCCTCTGGGAAAAGGAGGTGCGTGGCATGGTCGCCCCACGTGACGAACCAGATCGAAGTCTTATCGGCACCAGCGCCGCCACCTGCGTCGACGATCTGGTTCCCAGCGCCGCCGCCGCCGATCACGCCGTAGCGCGCCGCCAGACCCTTGAACTTCTCCGGGGTGGTCGCCGTGTCATGGTAGAACAGGCCGGTTGCCATCTCCTGGTTCATCGCCTCAAGGTGCGAATTCGCCTCGCCAAGCCGAAGCTGGGCTGGGTTCTTCGACATCTTCAGTACGCGCGTGTCGACACCCGAACGGGCTTCAAGGAAACCAGTGGTGTCTTCGACAGCCTGCAGCGAGGACTTGGACTGAGGGATGCCCTTGTAGAGCGCGCCCCATGCCGGGGTCGGAAGGCCGGTGCGGATCGCGTGCTTGTGCGAGGAGCCGTTGTTGCACTCCATGGCAACAGCGTCGTCGAGGATCGGGTTCTGATGCTTCAGAACTTCGATCACTTCGCCGATGGCCGGGTCGTTCTGCTTGTGAACGTCGATCAGGTTGATGTAGGTGGACGACAGAGTTGCCATCGTTATTTGCCCTTCGGTTTGTCATCGGGATAGAGGATCGAGGCGGTGTCAGCCGCGACCTTTTTCCCAGGGGTTTCGCTGATGGCCGGGTTGTCTTCACCGATCACGGCACCGACCTTCGCCATGAAACGGATCATTTCGGGATGGTTGCCTGCCCCCGAAGCGTTCAGGTATTCTTTGAGTGCATCGTTACCGAACCGGCCAACGACGCCGCTGGCGGTCTTCACCGTGCCGTCCCAGTTGGCGCCGCCGATCTCTGGGTCCTTCTTGGCCTCGTCGACCCAGTCGGAAACCGTCTTGGCCCAGCCCTCGCCCTGCGCCTTCATGCGAGCCTGCTGCTTGGCGATGAACTTGTCGGTCAGGGCCTGGGCCTGCTTGCCAGTCAGACCAGCCGCCTTGAACTCGGGCGACAGCTCGTCGAGCAATTCCTGATCGACCTCGACGCCTTCGGGCATCTTGAGGACGTATTTGCCATCCTCAGGCACCTTGTCAGCGGGATCGTCGGCGGCGGGCTTGGTCTTGTCGTGCTCAGCCTTGGCGGCGGCGTTCTCCTCGTCCGTCTTCGCCGGATCGGGAGCGTATTCCTTCCACTCGGTGGGCGCATCGCCGGCAGGCTTTTCGGTGCCGGGCTCAACCGTAGGCTCGACCTTGGGGTCATCGGGATACAGAACCGAGCCGGCATCGGCAGGCGGCGTGACGACGACGGCAGGCGGATCGCCCGCGCCGGTTCCATCTTCCGCGCCGTAAACCGGCTTATTCTTCATCCAATTCAGAAACATGCACCGTTCCCTTGTCTTCCGCCTTTTTCTGCGCCCTCTCCAAGATCAGGCGCGGGTACTCGGTCAGGTCCACCAAATCCATCTGAGCGATCAGCCACAAACCGATGTTCTGCTCGCCTAGCCTCAGGTCAGTCGTCGCTCTGTCGCCCGTGAATGCAGTGCGATAAACGCCGCATCGCTCCAGAACCCGCAACATAACTCGCCTGCCATGCGGTAATCGCAACACTGCTTCCAAATCACTGATGACCTGGTCGCGCTGCAATCCTTGGTCCTTAGATAGTTGTTCGGTCAAATTGGCCTGGTCGCTCAATGCAGCACCACCTCGACCTCGTCGTCCGGTATGGTGATCGTCCACCACCCATGTGCGTCATCCCCGGCGACGAAAACGACAGCGTCGTCGTAGTCGCATTCCTCGCCTTCATCGTCGAAATAGGTCGTGATCGGAGATGTGACGCCATCCGAAAACAGTACGTACCGCTCGCTGTGGTTCACGATCTCAACTGTCGGGACCGGCTTCGGCGGAAACATCACCCTATCCCCAGTTGCTGCAGCACGGAGCCACCGCCGCCCGTGTCGACCTCGCTCAGCAGGCGCGCAGCATCGGCGCCCTGCTTGACAGCCGGCGCCATAGCAGCAGCATTCGCGGCGTTCTCAGCCTGGGCCTTGCGCTGGGCGCGGGCTTCGCGCTTCTTCGCGACCTCCTCGTCAGGAACGATGACGGACGGAGGCGAGCCGAGCATATCGCCGTAAATGTCGACACCCTCGTCCATATCGATCTTGTCGAGGACTTCGGGGTTGACGGCGGCCAGGTTGCCGGCAAACGAGAACAGGCGCTCGATCGAGCCGGTCGAAACCGCCTTCTGCGCCTGGGCGAGCATCGAGATATACTCAATCTTGAGATCCTGCCCCTGTAATTCAGGTGGCGCAGGCGGGAACAGGCGGCGCGCCTCCATGATGTCGTAGGTGCGGTCGATCGTCGGCGCCAACTGGCCGCCGTAGATGTTTTCGAGGACCGGCCCGAGCGCGAGCAGTTTTTCTTCCTTGCGCTCTGCGATCTCGAACTGGTTGCGCGGCTGGATGCCTTCCATCTGCGACAGCATCAGGAACAGGTCTGCATAGTACGCGCGCTCGATACGCTGGCTCGTCGTCTGGATCTTGTTTTCCAGTTCCGCCAGCGACAGGTTGACCTCGATCGCCGCGGTATAGCCGCGCCCGGTAGGGTCATCGACATAGGTCACCGAGCCAGGCATGAGCGATGCCGGGTTGTTCTTCAGTGACATCGGCCCTTTCATGGGCGGGCGCACCTTCTTCTCGATCGCCTCGCCAGACCGCAGCTGCATCGTCTGCAGCATCTTCACATCGGGCAGCGCATCCATGCCAGGTGATGTCGCGTAGTGATCTTCGGCGACGAGCTCCCACGGCGGCGAGATGATCGGATTGCTATCGAAGCCGCTTTCTTCAAGCATTCCGCTGCCATAGATCGGCCGCGCGCCGTCCTCCCAATAATTGGAAGTCCACGGCTTGTTGCGCTTATCGATCTTGGTGACATCTCGATCGTGGCGCGGCTCGACCGCGTGATTGATCGTGAACCGTTCGTCGTAATCGCCCTTGTCGTAGCAGCGCTTGACCGTGTTGCTGACCTTGTCCAGGCCGAACCGTTTGACGATGCGCTCGACCGACCACGAGAATTGACGATAGAGCGTCGATGCCCTGCCCGCATCATCACGCGCTATCCAGAACGATCCGTGCAGCAGCTGGATCATGCGGATAACCTTGTCGGCATCCTCGACCAGCAGGCCGCAGGACTGGCCGAACAGTCCGAGATCCCCGTATCCCCAATGGAACGAATTGTAGATGTTCGACGACTGGAACACCTCTCGCATCCGGGTTTCGACGGAGCTCAGGTAAGTCTTAACCGGGGCAAAATCGCGCATCTCCGGGTCATAGGTGGTGAGCCGGAACCAAGGGCGAGCAGGCGACGTGATGCCCGAATGCATGCCGCTGGCGAGCGTGCGCAGGCCGAACGTGCCGGTGCTGTCGACGATCTTCTTGCGCGACGGTCGGCCTTCGCTGTGGTTCAGCGTCAAGCGCAGGCGCGACGGTGCGTTGAACTCGGCAAGCTCGCTCCAATGCGCCTCCCACGGGTTGCGCATCTCCTTCAGAGACTGGAGACGGCGGTCATGGTACTGGCGCTTGGTTTCCACGAACGATGACCTCAGGCGCCGAGCAGCGTCTTTTTCTGGGTCGGTGCAGCCGACGTGACGCCAGAGCCCGAGGTGAGCAGCGTCCCGGTTGCAGCGCGTGCGCGATCCCTGACGCGGCTCGACACGTCGCCGGCCACCTGGGAGCGGTCGGGCTGACGCATGGCCGCATACTCAGGCGGCAGCTGCGGCTTGTCAGGGGCCTTAGGCGTATCGAACATGCACATGAGGAGCATCCTACGGTGACGATCCCGCGATGCTTACTCGCCGATGGTTGATTGGCTGAACGGGTGGTGTTAATCCTGACAGCGCAAAGTCGCCACGCTCTCCCGAACTGTCGCCGGATGGTTGGCGTGCTGCCCGATCGGGCAGATAGGGAGAGCGGGCGCACTCTCACCCGAACGGGTTGTAATCCTCGTCCATCAGCGGGGCGCCAACAGCGGCGGCGCGCTGTGACCGATCCTTCTTCACCACAGGCTGCGCAAACGTCAGCGCGAGCGCATCTCCCTTGTTCGGCGATGGTAGGCCGCGTTCCTTCATGTCTTCCTTGCTCTCCATCTGGATCTTGCCGTCGATCCTCGGGACAGTCTCAGGTCCGATCAGATCCTGATACAGGTCCTCGTCCTTCGGGTCGATCGCGCCGCCTTCCTTGAGCCAGTCCTTGATGCCCTGCCCCCACATCTGAGCTCGCTTGTTTAGGAAGCCTGGGTCGCTCGATCCGCCGCCAAACCACACGAGCTGCCACGACCGGCCCATCGTCCGACCCGCCGACACGATGCCTGTCCCATACCCGCCATCGACGAAAACAGCATCGGCCTGGTGCTCGTCCTCAAGGCGCGCGATGATATTCGCGACGTGGACGTCGTTGTCGTTCTTGGGGATCGTCAGCAAGTGCTTGGAGTAGAGCCCCTGCCTTAGATAGATTTCCAGATTGTCATCACCTGTCCATGCTGGGTCTACGCCCAAGATGACGGGGGCAAAGTTGTATTGCTCTGGCCGAAGATGGCGCGTCCTTGCCGCTTCGATATCCTCGCCGTTCAGCATCTGTCGGGCACTGGTCGACGGGAATTGACCGCGAACGCGGATCTTTACCTTGTCGCTGTCCTCGCCGTTATCGTCGACAAGCTTCTGCAGATACGCCTTGTTCGTGCCCGGGACGGTGCGGCTGTCGATCTGTCGCTTGACCCAGCGGTGGCGAAACCGCCTGAAGCACTCACGAAATCGGCCTGAGTTGCGCGTCGGGTTGCCGAACACGATCCAAATGATGATCGTGTTTTCGTCAGTCAGCGCGCCTTCTGCGACCTCCCAGACCTTATCATGGATCTTCGACGCCTCATCAAACAGCAGAACAATGATCTTGTCTTTGTTGTGCAGGCCGGCAAATGCCTCGGTGTTGTGTTCTGACCACGGTATGAAATCCTGCCGCCAGTCGTTCGCGTGCTTTTTGTCGCGGCTCTTAATCGACGTCGACTGAACATCGAACCAATGCGACGTGATCGACATGCGAAACCACTTGCCGATCTCCGGCGCCGTCTTGGTGCGCAGCTGTCCATCGGTGTTGGCGGTCGTGACGATCTTGCAATCGTCGAAGCAGGACATTGCCCAGTTCGAGATCATGCCCATCTCGGCAGATTTGCCGATACCGTGGCCGGACGCGACCGCAATCTGAAGCGGCTGGTATCGTTTCGTCGGGTCACTCAGATGGTCGCGGATGACGCCGTTGATATCAGACTGCCATTCACGCGGCCCGTCATAATCCTTGAGGTCCCCCTGGCCCCAATCGAACGCAAACCGCGCCCACCCATCGGGATCGTACTGGTATCGGCCGACCGCATCGAGGATGTCGTCGTCTGGCGTGCGCTCAGCCTTAGCCATTCGTCGCACGCTTCTTGGCGCGAGCAACGCGCTCAGCTAGGTTGTCAATCACATTAACTTCCAACTTGTCGTTGTAGAGCGAGTGGTGACGCGCGAGCATATCGAGAGCGCGCAGCCTATCGGCTCGCTTGATCTTGGCAACGTGCTCGACAACGCCCTCACCCTTATTGACCGTGACCACCTCCAGGCCGGCAACAGCCGCAGCCGTCTCGTCGTCCCAGTCTTGCGGCCGGGTAAGCGCGCCGTCTGCGTTGAACATTTTGCGGATGTCGCCGAATGCGATTTCAGCGATTGCATTCAGGACGCGCTCGCCCGTTATCTCGGCTTTCTGAAGGCGCTTGCCTGTGGCCGCGTCGATGTGTGCGCGTACCTCTGGTTTGCTGAGGTTTTCGCTACCGATCTTTTCGGCCGTCTTCTTCGAATATCCCGCCCTGATAGCCGCCTGTGTCGCGTTCAAATCGATCAGGTATTCCGCGACAAATCGCTCCTGCTTTGGAGTGAGTTTTTTCTCCCTGATATTTCCGGCCATTCGCCTGTCTCGCTGCGTTGTAATTTCCGCATCAGATAGCGCGCGGATGGTTGAGCGGGTGAATTGCAGGACGGGCGAGGTTTGTATTTGGTGTTTTCAAAAAGAGGTCAAAAACTCGTATTTGATGAGGGTTAGCGCTGTTAATACTGCTGTACTCCTCAAACCATAGAGTTTTTGATGTCTCTATTAAAACCTATCTTCCATTCTATTTCGAATAGATAAGATATTGATTTATAAGGGGAATATTGGATTTCTTGGTCTGCAATGAGGTTTTGATTTGGCTTGAAATGGTCGATTGTTCAGTACGCTGTGAACAGGCTACGGAAATCGTTCACACCATGATCGTTGATTTATACTGCGGCAAAGAAAGAGATTTGATTTCCAGTTTCGAACTGGTGTATGTTGCCATATACGCAACATATTGAGGAAATCGCACATGCTGATAGCGGAGCGAATAGCCTACGAAAACGCGGTCGAGGATTGCATTCGGGCCGTCAGCCGCGCGACCGATGGGAATGAGGCTGACGTCCTGGTCGACGTGTTCAGGGCGCTACGCTCCGTCATGCCGGAGAAATCGGTTCGGGTACTCCAGCCGGTTCAGGTGAACTATCTGGAGCAATTGCAGCGCTTGGCGCAGCGCGCCTGGTTCGACAAGCACGGCCATGGATCAGGGTTGTCAGGCGTGACCGCTGACGCCGTTGCGGGCATTGAGACGCCGATAGGCATGTTCCGCGCTGTGATCTGGCGCAGGCCATGGGCCGGCAAGCGAGGTGACCGCCTGTGCTGGTCGACCGAGTATTATTTGAACGACGAGGCGATCGTTCTCGACGAGATACGCGCGGCAGGGCTGGCGAAAGGCGTCAGGCAGCGCCGCGCCGAGGCTGGGGTATTGCCGCGTAGGAAGAAAAAGGAGCAGGCGAGATGAAAATCGCGAGGGTGATAGATTATGAGACGACCGGAACGCCCGAAGATGCCGGCGCCGAGATCATCGAGTTCGGCCGGATCGATGTCGACCTGGTTACACGCGAGATAGGCAACGGCTGGCGATCATTCGCTCGACCACGCGGTCCTATCCCGGCCGTGACAAAGGCCGTCCACCACATCACCGAGGACGAGGTCGTGAATGCGCCCGATGCGCGCGAGCTCTGGGATGCATTCTATGACGGATGCGCCGAGACTGACGTTCTCGTGGCGCATAACGCGAAATTCGAGATGCATTTCCATGCCGGCGACGGTCGACCATGGATCGATACTTACAAGGTGGCGCGCGTCGTATGGCCCGATGCGCCGACGCATTCGAACCAGGGGCTGAGGTACTGGCTCGACCTGGCCGTAGACCCCGCCGAGGCTACGCCGCCACACCGCGCTTTGCCCGACGCCTACGTGACAGCGCACCTATTCGTGCGGCTGCTCGCCGAGAAGACGCCCGACGAGATGATCCTGATATCGAAGTACCCGGCACTCCTGAAAGTGATGAATTTCGGGAAGCACCGCGGCACGACGTTCGAGGCGGCGCCCATCGATTACCTCGAATGGATACGCGACAAGTCCGAGATGGACGAGGATACAAAATTCTCGGCGCGGTACTGGCTGAAGAAGCGAACCTAAAATGTTGCGATATGTGTTGCGATTAGTGTTGACATGCGCCACATGCGTTGCGATAGTCGCAACATAAGAGCACCGGGAAATCAGCGATGAACGCCCACGTAACCGTCACCGAAAACGCACTGCAGCCGGGCACCGGACGCATGATCTGCGCTGTCGCCCACGTTGGCGGCGACATGCGCGCGACGGTCCTGTTCGACGGCGAATACTACGTGGTCGGCAAGCATCTCCTTGCAGACTTGCAGCGCGGACTGACCCCGGCCGAGCTCGAAATCGATCCCGAAATTATCGATGAGGACATGCTGTGATGAACAGAATGGACGCCTATCGCGCGCACCTGTACGCCGACGAGATCAGCAAGTCGCTGCTCATGGCATATGCGCTTAACGGACATGCGGATCCGCTCACGGTCGCGCACCACGTCGCTACGGCCGAGGCGAAACTCGACAAGCTCGCGGCTGCGCTTGGCTATCGTGTTGAGAAAATCACATCACCCGTTAAGGAGGCTGCGTAATGATCCGCCGCTTGATCAACGATCTCAAGCCGTTCGAGCGCGTCGGCGTGGCATTGCTGCTCGCCGCCCTCGTGATCGGCCAGATGGGAGCCTGAAGATGCTCGCCCGTCTCGACCCGAACGAACTCCGTACCGAGGCCGCCAAGCTATGGCGGCAATCCGAGGCGCTGGCAACTGCCGGCCAGATGAACCTGGCACGCGAATACGCTGATGCGTCCGCGTGCCTCTACGACAACGCCGCGGAGATTGAGGCCGCCCGCCCCTTGTTCGCACAAGCGAGGCAGCAGCCATGAGCACGAACACCAATCACGTCGTACAGTGGGACGAAGCCGACCTAGTCGAACTGCATCGCATGGTGCCCGACCTAGACGCCGTTCTGACCCACAACCCCATCCATCAGGTCTATTTCCGCGCTGGCTTGCTGGCGTGCCGCGAGTACATGGCTCGCTTCGTCGAACAGGGCGGCGATGCAACGACCGCTGGCTCTATCCGCGCCAACTGGTGGCCCGACCTCGGCGCCGACCCAGGAGCGCCCCGGCAGCTAGCTTTTGACGAGCTTGTGTCCGAGCGAGAGGGCGGCGGCTTTGATAGCAAAGACATTAGCCCCAGCGTCGAGGCTTTGGCCCGCGCATGGGCATTCTTGGCTCGCTCCCCAGCCAGGAGCGCTTAGCTATGGCTGGAACAAAGCATACGGCGGAGACTGTGAACCTAGCACCGGTCAAGCATTGGTCTATGGCAACCGCCATTGAGCAAGTCGAGAAGTGCGCTTTCGAGTGCGAAGGTGGCCCACTCGCGAATAACGATGCATGGCGCTGGCTGGTTGGCGCGGCAAAAATTGGCCCCGAGTTTTGGCCCGGCCAAGGCGTCTTTTTCGAGATCACGGCAGAGGCTAGTGGCAAGACGCTGAAGCAGTGGGTCCATTTCTACATCGTCGGTTGTCACATGGATAGCGACACAGACCGCCGCTATTGGACCTATGATCTTAGCTACGACCCGCCAGCGCCATGGCATTACGGCACAGTCCATGTCCAGCGCATCAGAGGCGATAGGCTTCGGCTCGAAAAGCCTGGCAGCCTGACGGAGGGCTCCTCCCATGCATGA